GTTCGCAACATCAACGCTCCGCTGATCTTGAAGCAGTCCTAACTTAGCCGCAGCAACTGCACGGTTTTCTTCGCGTTCTGCCGCACTGATATCTTTCAAGTCACGACCAAAGGACTCTATCCCAAAGGACAGTCCGCGCGCAATGTTCGTCAGTGCATCAGGACTTTCGCCTGCGGCAACGGCCAAGCCGGCTTTGATAAGGGACAGCCAAAAAGATGTCTTACGGTCTTCGTCGGCGACCTCCTTGGGTCCGCGACGTTGATCATATCCCAGAGACTCCAACGCCATGTCTTCAAAATCAGCGAGATTGTAGTCGCTGAGTTTGGGCATGCCTTCTTTCGTGGCGTCAACCGCTTCGCTGTATATCTGGTTGATGGATTGACCAGCCAAAATCTCGTCGTCCCGACTCGGGACTCCTTCGAGTATGTTATTCGTAGCCGTGCGCAGCCTGTTCATCGAGTCCACGATTGGTCGAGCACTTTTAGAGGTGCGCTCGTCTATGCCAGTGGGCAGCGTAGTTTCTTCTTGGCTGAAGGCGCTGAACCCTGAAGGCTCCGGCAGTGCATTAGAGCCAAGCTCGGCGACAGGAGGTGCTGTCAGTGCAGATACCGGACGGCGCTGAACACCAAACATGTCAGGACCGACACCCGTCAGTGGACCTTGGACCGTGGCCGGTTGAAGGACATTCATAGGCATCACGCCCGGCGGCTGCATGATGGGAGACATCATGTTCCGTTGTGCTGCTTCCATAAGCTGCGGGCTAGATGCAAGAATACCAGCAGCCTGACGAGAGGCTCCCGGTACACGGAACATCGGACGGCTAAGAGGACGACGTGCCATGCTTAACTCCCAAAGAAGCCAAGACCCTGCTGGGCCTGACCATAAGCACCTAGACCTGCGATACCAAGACCAAGAAGTTGCGACATCGGATTTGGCGGTGGCATCGTAGTTGTGGAGGTTGTCTGCTGTAGCGCCGGGACACCACGGAAGATGTCAGACAAGAACCCAAGCTGCTGGAACGGAATCTGCTGCTGGGCAAGCAGGTTCTGCTGCTCGATGTTGAGACCGGTTTGATCTTGCTGCTGCTGCAACCCACCAATACCAAGAAGCGTGTTGATGTCTTGTACACCCAGTGCAGAGCCAAGCTGACCAAGCCCCGCGATACCTTGAGCCTGTGCTAATCTTTGCCCTGCTGCTTGCTGCGCCAACTGACTTGCTTGTGAGAACCCTGCGCTACGAAGACGCTCACCTGTTCGAGCCTGCTGTTCTAAGGTGTTACGTCCAATCTGTCCTTGAAGAACAGCGGCCCGAGAACCCCCAAACGCACCCTGACGAACAGCGGCATCTGACGCCTGCTTTTGTTGTTGTTGCCCCTGACGACCGATGTCGTCCTGCGCTCGTTGAACCACGTCATCTAGATACGGGTCCATAAACTGCTTGTAGGCATCAGGCGACATCAACGCAGCGGCATCACCGATGGCACCTTGCGCCTGCTCAAGGTACGGCTGATAGGCACCCACACCACCAAGAGCAGTAGATATAGCTTGCTGTTGACCTTCGGAAAGTTCCGCCTGTTTAGCAGGAGCATAGGGCATCGATAGCCCAAGACCGCCTTCGCTAGTCGGCTTGAAGAGTCCCGTCGCCGAGGCTAGAAGATTCGCAAGAAAGCTCTCTTGAAACTCAGGGAGCCGGGTTGTTGTTTCAACGCTTTGTGTTGCCATTATGCCTGGGCCTCCAACTCGGCCATCATATCATACATGCGGGCAGCACCGATATCCCTATCTCCACCACCTGCACCGCGCACGGCCTTTGCTGTCATTACGAATTCGCCGTCGGATAGACGTGCGGGCACGGAATCAGAGGTGCCGGTCCCTGGACCTTCGACCTCACCGCCGTGATAATAGTTAAAGTCAGAAATCTCGCGTCGGTAATCCGCCAAATCTTCTGGATCATTCAGTTGATATACATCACCAGTCTCACGCGACCGGGCTGTGAAGTCGAACAACTCACCCTCCGGGAAGGGGCGCTGCTCTCGTGCCTCTTCTTCTTCCTCTGTCATGCCAAGCAGACCAAGTGTGCCAAGACCCGCTGCTCCCAACGCTATTTTCTGGCCGGTGCTAAGATCGCCTAGTGCGCTCAGAATTCCGCCTCCTTGCTGCGCCTGCGCCGCCGCCACATCCTGTGCGATAATACTCGAGTCCATCATGTCCACAGGAACACCCGCTTCAATCGCGGACACACTAGGAGTTACAGCGGCAGTTGCGGTCTGTGTGCCGCGAAGGAACGGTGTCGCGCCCATCTTGCTTGCACCGTATCCAAGTGCTCCGCCAATAGCTGCGCTCTTCAGTGCGTCTTCCACATCCTGCCCTGCGGCTAGCCCGCCGATGCCGGATCCGATAGCTGCGCCCATCGGACCACCAAGACCAAAGCCAATCGTGCCGCCAATCACAGGGGCAGCACTCTTCAGAGCTTTCGTTATGTTTTTAAACAGTCCCATCAGGTCACCACTTTTACAGTGCCGCTATCATTATACAGAGCACCGGTTTCTAGTCCAGACGCACTCGTCGGCAGGTTGGTCAGTGTAATCTTCGTGCCGCGCAACTCGCCGGGGTTCGTTGTCTGCGAGATAAATAATTCTAGCGCGCGAGTCAGATCAGCCATGTACTGCTGCGCGTACTCAGTCGGTGGTTCCGGTAGTCTTGGCGGTGCAATCTGCCTAGACATCAGCGCCTCCCATCTGGCCGCAGATCAACGCGCGGACTACCCAGCTTCCACTTTGCACCTAGCGCCGCTGACTCGACTCGCATTGCGAAGGAGCGGCCTCGAGCACGAAGATGCAGTTGGTTTGTAAACGTCTCAACCGGAGATGCGGCTGCGCGGATCGCATCCCCAGACACGGTGTCTGCAAAGTCTGCGCCCGGAAAGTTTCTGGCCTTGACCGTAAATGTAGCCTGCGGGCTGCTAAGATTTGTAGACCCGGCGAACGTAAGGTCCGGAACCACGCGCCTAATATACGTGAACTGGTCTCCGTCGCCAATGTCAATCGTGCCAGACTCGATAAACGAATTCATAGCGGAACCGTCGTCATCGTAGCCAAACTCGTGATTGTAGATATACGCGCCGCCCGCTGCCATCGGAAATGTTCGAACACCACGATCAAGCCAGGCTGTGCGAGATAGGGTTCCAAAGTACCAGAGTTTTTCAAGGTAGTTGTAGACAACATACCTGTCGTTATCGCTGCTGCTGGCTGACGGGTAAAACCAGAAAACCTCCGAGAACTCAGAGTTGACGCCGCCAACAACTTTGTCTGCTTGCTCTAGGTTAAAGTCCAAGAACACCTTGTCCTTAACCGTGCACGGAAGCTGTTGCGTTTGACCGGCGTAGACATAGAACGTGTCGATGCCCATCCAGAACACAACATCTTCGGTTGCGACAGCAGCATTCGGACTCATGATTGTAATGTTCGACGCAAGCTGTGCCAGACCAAAGGTGAACGGCTCACCTGTAAACCGCATCGAGTTCAGTGCCGTGTCAGTCCACACCAGAATCTCGCGCTTGGTTTCCAGCGCCTGCATGAAGGTGGACCCCTGTCCGAGGATTAGGTCTCCTGCCGTGTTGTCTTCGGTTGGATACCAGTCAATGGGATCTTCTGTGTCCGAGAATCTGATGAGGAGCGGATCTTGAACACCATCCCCCTCTACGGTGTTGGATGCTGCGCCCAGCCCATCACATCCAAATGCAATTACGTGCCGAGACTGATCAGAAACCAAAACCTGCTTGGCGATTTGCGGCACACTGGTCTTGGTGCCTGAAAGCTCTTTTAGTTCGACAGCCCGCGTTGAAAGGTTGTTGCTTCTGTCCCAGTAATAAATGTTCGAATCACGTGGATTCAGAATTAAATCTTCACCAAAGTTATCGTGTGACCACAGACGAATCTGATTTGTGGTTGTTAAACCGCCGGATGCTGCGTCACCCCAACCAAAATAATCATTCGCTGCGCTTGCGTTTCCTTTGATTAAGGTAACGGTAGCGCCGTTTGCGTGCGTGGCTGCGTCAGTCCCTACGTTTGAGGTTACCGTGTTAACAGTTATTGTGGTGCCGCCAGCTTGAGTAAGAACATCGTTGCTGCCTCCATGAGCAGCGGTGTTTACATTGCTGTTTACTCCTGTTCCTGCGTGAGCGCGCACAACAGTCAAATCATTTGTCGATACGCCAGTGACTTTCATGATCTCACTATCGACAAGAATGAAATCGTTAGTGACAATTCCGTGGCCGGCGCTGACCGTTAAGGTTGTGTCAGAGTTCGAAAAGGTTCCGCCTTCATTGATAGTGGCTTCTGAGGCGCCTGACGACACACCACCATATAAACCTGCACCCCAACCTGTGCCGCCAACCGTCGAATCCAGACCGACGTTGATCTGATATTCGGCAGTGACATTTGAACTTCCGCCGGTTGCCGTTGTGATGTCACCGGGGGTGGTAACAGAAACGACAATCTCATAATTGTTGGCGTCAATCACGCGGGTGATTTTGTGCTCTGCGTTTAGTGTGTCGGCGGGGACATTACCCACTGCGGTGGCATTAGCGAAAGTGACAAAGTCATTCTCAAAAGCACCGTGGGCTGTGTCGTTAACACTGACGGTGGTTGAATCAGCGGTTGTGGAAAATGGGTTAGCGTCGATAGTGGCAGCAGCGGCACGGACTGGCGTGATGTCGTTAAACGCGGCGCCTTCTTCAATGTAGTATTTCAAGTGTGTGCCCACACCAAGGTAGTTGGAGCCGTCAAGCGCAATCCAGTTATGTAGCGCACGAGCAGAACCAAGGTATGTAGATGATGAAAGTTTTTCCCAGCCACCTATTTTTTCTGGGTAGCCAAAACGAAAGCGTATCTTGTCGCAATCACGCCACCCGCCCTCGTTAGAGTAAGACGTGATGTCCTGATTGATGCCGGGCCTGAATTGTAACTTTGTTAGCGGCATTTCATCACCCTACGGGAGTACCCGGTGCATTGAACAAATCCATATTTATAGGGTTTCCAGCACTGATAGTGGTCGGAATGTTGGTGTTACAATTTCCACTGCTGGTATCAAAATGCACGGCCCAACTTTGGTTGGTGGTAGACCCGCTGGGTTGAACAGTGGCACTAGCACCTGCGGCTAGGACTCTTGCTCCCCCGGTTGAACTCGACCCTAATGTGAGGCTAGAAGACCCGTTGTTGGTGTATGTAATAACCTTGTCGGGATTTTTGAAATTGATCGTAATGATATTTACTCCACTACCACTTGAACCACTAGCTGTAAAAACATCATTAGCATTTATTGTGCCTGTATAACTTACGTTGACGCCCCCTTCAGTGCTAAACGCGGATGCAACCTCTACCCCATTTCTAAAAATTCTACCTGTAACATTAGTGTTCCCGTCAGGGTCTGGATTAGACGCACTTGAGGTGACGCTAACGTAGGAAAAAGCACTTGATGGCGCAGTAACACTAGCAGTGCCACTTCCCCCGTTAACCGTTGTGGAAGCAGCAATGCCGCTACCATTCGCAACCGTCACCGCTATATCTCCAGCAGTGCCACTACCAGTGCCTGTCACGTTGTCGTAAGCAACCAGCCACCCTTCGGACAGTGCGTCGTTTAGAATCGTTGCGGTTTCATTCGGGCTGTAAACTGTTTCGGTTCCTGTGGAGCCGCTAGTTATTGTGTATGTGCTGCTGCTGGTGTTCTTTAGTGTGACATCAAATGTTGTAGTGGCAGTGCGCCGTGCCGAATAAATAATAATTTGCCCGCCATTGTTATGAG